GAACTATTAATCAGCCATGTCGTAGGGTTCCAGCAAGGTTACAAGGTCGAGTGAGAGACTCTGGAGATATGATGGCAGCCAGTCAAACTGACCCTGTATACTATATAGCGAATAATTTATTATCAGTAGTTCCTGAACCTTCAAATTCTCGCAATGCTCATGTTCAAGCATTGGCATATCCAGCTGTAGCTTATGGGGATAGTGCCGTAGCTAAGTTCCCAGATGAAGCGGAGTATTTAATTCCTTTATATGCGTCAATTAAATCGTTACAAAATGCTATGGCTGCAAAGGCTGGTAATTCAGCCATTACTACAGCTTTGACAGCTATGACAAATGCAATAGAAGCCGCAGAAAATAGAATTGATAAAATGGAAGGCGCAGATGAATCCGTTTTTGGAGATGAAGATACATTTTTGACTGCTAACTCTCAACTAACAAGAGTAAAAGATGCGGTTGATAAGGTGTCGGATATTGTTAATGGGAATCAACCTTCTGCAACGACTGATGCGTTCGGGGCACAGGCTAATGAAGATATTGAATTAGTCACATCTGCTTTAAACATTGCTCAGACAGAGCTATCTAGGGCTCAAGTGCATTTATCGGAATGGACTGCTATTGGAGATATGAGAGTGAAAGAAATTAATGCTTCTTTAGCTGAGGCTCAGGCATATGGCAATGAAATTCAAGCTCGATTTTCTATTATAACAACAGAATATACTTGGATGGAAAAACAACAAGCTAAACTGCAAGCCGATTACGACAAGGGAATCCAGATTGTGAGGGGTGGATAGTGGCGTTTACATTAGTTAATCTTAACACATCTCCTTCATGGACTGGTGTTTCATTAAATACATCTCCTTCATGGACTGGTGTGACTTTAAATACATCACCAAGCTGGACTGGTGTTTCATTAAACACATCTCCATCTTGGACAGGGGTTGCGTTAGATACATCTACTACATGGGTATTGCCCGGTAGTTGGCCTGATATGATTGTTAATGATTGGGAAGATGAGACTAGAACATGGCAGCAAATTGGATTACTTGGAAAGGATTCTGACTAATGGCAGTGCATAGCTTAACAGTAAAAAAAATTATATCAAGAGTCAGACAAGCATTTCCAAATGCTCCTGAAACATATATTATGAATCTCATAAATGAAGCTATTGTTGAACTTGGCAAGTATGGTACTAAAATAGAGTACGCTAAGGCGACAACCGTAGCAGACCAGCAGTGGTATACATTGAGCGATAGCAATGCTGGTGTAGAGATAAACAAAGTTTTTAGGGTAGACTTTATGGACTCAAGTGGTGATTACGTAAAGATACCCCGACTAGTTAACAACGAAATACCAACAATGGATATAGACTAATGGCAAGTACATATAAATACCCAGAAGATTTCATATCATGGTTTATAAAAGGAAATCATTTAGCTATTGTTACTTTAAAGGGTGAGACCAGTGGTAGTACTCATGCTAAGTACGGACAATACAAACCAATAGATGAGGCTGTCACCAATGGAGTATTGATTCATTATCAAGCAGAGCCAAATGCTGTATCGGCTATTACAGATACACCTGATGTGGACAATGTGTTCCATACGTGTATCATTGATTACGTAAAGGCAAGATTATATCAAGATAAAGCCGGAACAACAGGTGATGCCAATGTTGCTGGTGTTAGTATGAATTTATCTGCAATGCATGAAGGTAAATGGAATGAAGCTGTTAAAAGGCATGGAATGCAAAAACGAGATAAGACTGGTGGAGACAGGCGTATCTTTATGACAGATTTTACATAAAAATAGGAAAGAATTATGGCTAACGGAATTAAATATCAAGCTCACGAAATATTAAACAAGGTTTTAAATTCAGCTGAAACTGGACTACAGGTAGATATTGTAGCTGGAGCAGAATACGCAGAAGACGCAGCGCATACAAGTGCTGACACAGGTAACTTTATATTAGGTGTACGAAATGATACATTAGCAGCATTAGGAGGAACAGACGGAGACTATGTACCTTTTCAGATGAACTCATCAGGAGCTTTGTTTGTAGATATAGCGGATGGTGGACAACTAGATACTATAATAGATACATTAGAAACCACATTAACAGCCATTGAAACAGATGCAGCTGCTATAGAGGTTTTATTAACTGCCGCTAACGTAGACCACGCAGCTAATGAAGCTTTACTTACTACTATAGATGCAGATACTGGAGCAATTAAAACTGCTGTAGAACTTATAGATAATGCTATTGATGGAAGTCAAATGCAAGTTGATGTAGTCGCTATTTCAGCTCAATCAGATGGAACATATATTGGTGATATTAAATTTGGAGAATCACTTCCAGCTGGTAGTGCGGCTATCGGTAAATTGGCAGCTAATAGTGGTGTAGATATTGGCGATGTAGATGTAACAAGTATTGTACCGGGTACAGGAGCGACTAATCTAGGTAAAGCTGAAGACGCGGCTCATAGTTCTGGTGACGTAGGTGTTATGTCTTTAGCTGTTAGAAATGATGATGTAGCTGCTCTTGGTGGGGCCGATGGAGACTATGCTCCTCTACAAGTAAATGCAGCTGGCTCATTATATACTACAGATGCAACAGGAGAAGCTGGTTCTATACTAGTAACAGGAACTAGTGCTGTGACAACTGGTATAAGTGGAACAAAATTTATTGCAATACAATTTATTGAAGATACTGTTTTTGCAAGCTCTGGTGGATTAGTTGCAGCTTCAGAACAATTATACCCAGATGATACTGGTGTTGGTTCAGATATATCAAGTAATGGAGCGGCTATTGATAGTGTAACCTTTCCACAAGGTATGACAATTTTTGGAAGATGGAATGGTTTTACATTAGCAAGTGGTAAGGTTATCGGCTACATAGGGTATGTATAATGTATATGGCTTTAAGACTTACTTTACATTCAATAGCGACCCAAGCTGTAAGGTTAGCAAGAGATATGTGGAACTCTACAAATCTTAACGATATATGGGAAAACGAGCACCGAAATTGGGAAGATATAGTATGACAAATTTTAATATGAGGAAAATATAATGGCAGCTTTAACAGGACAGACCATAGCAGCCAGCTATGAGCAATTACTTCACGTAGACACTGATGGTGGAGGAAATACTACTACATTAGTACCTATAAAAGATGGAGATAATGGAACAACATTTTGTTTACAAATAGCAACTACTAGTGCATTAATTGAAGGTAGTGGTAGTAAACTTTATTTTAGTGATGCTGGTGGTGAATATTTATCTGGAGATGGAACAGATTTAACTATTACATCTGGTAATGATATTGTATTTGCATTAGGAAGCGCTGGTTCTGTTTATCATACGGGAGATGGTGGTACATCAAATACTATATACGGTCTTAATGCTGGAGTAGCTCTTGCATCTGGTGGTAATTATAATATTTTATTAGGAGATACAGCTGGAGCTGTTACCACAACAGGAGATAATAATGTAGCTGTTGGTTATCAAGCTTTAGCAACAAATATACTTGGTACTGATAATATAGCTATTGGGTTTCAATCTATGCATGACCAAGACTCAGGGTCAACAGCATCAGATTCTGACCATAATATAGCTATAGGCAGTCAGTCAATGGGTGGAGCTTGGGTTAATGTTAAATCTGAAAAGAATGTTGCTATTGGTAGTGAAACATTAGCTGGAGCTTTATATGGAGTTCAAGACAATGTTGTAATTGGGTATCAAGCTGCTACAGCACTTGTTGGAACTAGCACCGCGGCTCACGCTGACGATAATGTGATTATAGGTTCTGGAGCTGCTGTATCACTAACCACTGGTAAGCAAAATGTAGTTGTAGGCTCAGGAGCATATGCCGCCGCTAATACAAGTGAGAATTATGGTGTTGTTATTGGATATGAAGCAGCTAAATTATTAGATGGTATAGATAATGTTACTGCTGTTGGATATCAAGCTCTTTCAACTATGGTAGCTACCGATGGTAATACAGCGTTAGGATTTGAAGCTGGGAAAGTTACAACAGGAGGATATAATACATATATAGGTTTTAAGTCTGGTAAAGGAGCTTCTGGAGCAGATGCTAATAATACAGCAGTAGGACATCTTTCATTAACTGCTATTACCGATGGAGCTTACAATACTGTTCTTGGAGCAGAAGCAGGTGAAGCTCTTACAACTGGTGATGAAAATGTATTTATAGGTTTAAATGCTGGCGATTCAACAACCGATGTAGATAAGTCAGTAATTATTGGAGCTAATGCTGGAGGTGCTGTTATGACTGATACAGCTGATGCGACTATTGCTATTGGTTATAACGCTGGAAATAAAATTACAAGTGGAGCAAAGAATGTTTTAATTGGTAGGCAATCTGGTGACCAAGGTTCTTATGGTGTAACAACTGGTAATTATAATACTGCTGTAGGGTCAGATACATTTGGAGCTTCCGCTGCGGCGCATATAACTAATCATAATAATACAGCTATTGGATATAATGCAATGTTAGAGGCTCAAGGGGCTGTGTCAGGTAATACTGCTGTCGGTTCAGATTGTTTGAAAAATATAACAACAGGAGAATCCAATGTTGCAATGGGATATCAAGCCTTGGATGCCCTTACTGATGGACAGATTAATGTCGCCATTGGAGCAAGTGCTTTAGGTGCATATAATGGTAATGCGGCTGTTGCTATTGGCAGAGAGGCTTTAAGAGACTTAAACCATACTGATGCAATGGGAACGGTTGGAATAGGTCAAGGAGCTGGAGCAGCTCTTACAGAAGCACAAAGAACTGTCGCTATTGGATATCAAGCTGGTCTTTCAATTACAACTGGCGATGATATGATTTGTATTGGATATCAAGCTGGTAAAGACGCTTCATCTACTGGTTCAACGGCTGAGGATTGTGTTTATATTGGTACTTATGCTGGAGAAAATATTGATGATGGCACCAAAAATGTAGCTGTTGGTATTGAAGCTCATAAAGGGTCAACTGCCGATGGGGCTCTTGCAGATAATAATGTAGCAATTGGATGCGCATCAATGTACGATATAACAGATGGTGATAATAATACTTGTGTAGGAGGGGCTTCAGGTGCTCAAATTACGATTGGTAATTCTAATACTTGTATAGGGTATAATGCAGCTGGAGATGGTTTAACAGATGGAACTGGCAATACTTTTGTTGGATTCAGGGCTGGTCAATCAGCAAGTGCATCTACAAATACTTTTATTGGATATCAGGCTGGCTATGATACGACAGCTACAACAAGTGGTGCGAATAATGTTATGATTGGAACTAATGTAAGAGGGGCAGCAGCAGACACAGAACATTCAGTAGTTATTGGTTACGATATAGCTGGAAGTGGAAATGAAGTTACGATTGGAAAAGCATCTAATGTTCTAACTAATAATTTCACTTCAGGTTCAACTTGGTCTCAAACTTCAGACGAAAGAATAAAAACAGATATTAAAGATGATACGTTAGGTCTTGATTTCATTAAAGAATTAAAAACTAAAACTTTTAAGTGGAAACCTTCAAACGAAGTGCCTAAAGAATTAACAGAACATTACAATGAAGAAAACCAAAAAGATACAGATGTTGTAATGCATGGAATGATAGCACAAGAAGTAAAAGAAGCCTTAGATAAATCTGGAGTTGACACCTTTGGAGGCTGGTCAGAAAAATCAGATGGCTCACAAAATATTTCAAGAGAAATGTTTGTAATACCATTAATTAAAGCAGTACAAGAATTAACTGCAAAAGTAGAAGAATTAGAAGCAAAATTAAAATAATAATTAACAGGAGAAGTAATGCGAAATTATAAAGCGCTAAAAGCGGCAGGTAAAGCGTCAGTCCAGAAAGCCACAGTAGTTGATATACCTGTTGTAAAAGCTGTAGCAGAAGTCAAATACAAAGATGGTGATGACATACCAGATGGTAAAGAAATCGGAGATGTAAAAGTTAAAAAAGTCAAGGGTAGAGCAGGAATGTCACATGAAGCACTTCAAGTAGCTATTAAAAGATATGACCCCAATACTGGCGAATCTTTAGACGACTCTGTGAGAACTTATGAACTTTCAGAAGTGAAGCGTGAAATAGACTCATGTAAATCGAGGATTACTAAACTAGAAGCTGAACAAGCTGACTGGGAGCAACTTGAAACAGATTTAAAAGCTCTTTAATGAATCAGAAGTTCGGGAATTTATACGCTAGGGTTCTAGCTGTATTTGGATTATGGACAGCTAT